TCTGGTAAACCAGAAGCAGTAGGTACAGTATATGTTTCATATAAGTTATGTGAAGGTGATGTATGGGTAAGATGGGATTTTGAAAACGAAGAAGAGAGATTAGCATTCAGACAATATGTTATAGATACTGGTACTGATCTCGGAGATTTTGAAGCTGGTAAACAGTCATTTAGAAATCAGCAAAATCCAGATGGATTCCCAACATACGGATTTTTAGCATAATTATTATTAATTTGGCAGGGTGCTCAACAGTATCCTGTCAAATTACCCTAAAATGGGCTTCTTTTAATGAAGCCTATCTTTTTGAACACTAATTTGATAAATACAATATAAGAAACATACTACAGTAAGTATATAGGAGAAACAAAATGGCTGTAATTACAAACTTTGGAGTACCAACAGACTCGTCAGCAGGTACAACTTTAATGCCTAAATTAAGTTATAGGTTTAGAGTTACCTTTGAAGATCTGGGTGGTGCAACAGCGACAGATGAAGTAACACAGAACGTTATCAGTGCAGGCAGACCCTCAATGACACATGAAGAGGTTGTAGTCGATTCTTACAACTCAAGAATGTATCTAGCAGGTAAACACGCCTGGGAACCAATTTCAATCGTGTTCAGAGATGATATGAAATCTAACGTTATCAAAAAACTTGGTAACCAATTAAACAGACAAGTTGACCATGCAGATCAACATAGTTCAATTTCAGGTAATGCATATAAATTTGGTGTAACATTAGAAACACTAGATGGTGCAAATGGTAGTACATCACCAACTGTATTTGACAAGTGGGTATTGCAAGGTTGTTATATTTCTAACATTCAATACGGTGATCTAAACTATGCAGATTCAACTATGATTCAGGTAACGGTACAACTTCGTTACGATAGTGCGGTTCATGAAATTGATGGTTCAGATGCATTAAGTGAAAAATCTGCATCTAGTGATGAAGCACAATCTGGCGCAACTAGATAATAGATAGGATTCACTAATGGCGATCGGCGACTCAGCATATAAAGTCTATAGTCAAGGTCAACGAAGAGGTGAAATTGACGCAGTACCAAGAAATAAGTTTTCTTTTACTGTCTCTTTAAATTATATAGATAGCCCAACACCGTTGAGTCTTGTTAGAATTGCAAACGTACAAATACCGGCCTACGTTTATAGGTCGCAAACGTTAAATGCATACAACGCAAAGAAAACTGTTCTTACAGGTATCGATTACACTCCAATAACTATTACAGCTTACGATACCAAAGATGCAGTTTTTGAAAAATTCTTAAAAGATTATACAGCTCACTATGTAGATGGCCCGATCAATAATGATGACTACAATGCTTTTTTAAATAATCCAAAAGGTATTAAAACTCCTGAAGATAGAAATTATATCAGAAGCATAATTATTAATAGAAAAGATTCAAAAAACTTAGAAAACGTTATTGAAATATACAATCCCTACATTATAAACATCGATTCAGATACATTAGATTATTCAGATAGTGCCGCGGCAATTTATAGAGTAACTTTCACATATGAAGGTTATAAAATTTTAAGTGATGGACAAGCTACAACTGAGGCTGAAATATTACAAGCAGAAGAATTTGCAAACACGCCTACTGCTGACGATGGATTTGCAGAAGTAGATGATTTTGCAGAGTTTGAAAAATATGATATAGATGATGCTGAACAAATTGAACCAGTGGCGGCAAATGGATCATCTGTAAATGCAAATAAAACCACATCTAATCAACCTGACTTAAAACCATTCAAAGGTAAACTTAAGACAGGTGAAAAAATTAGAAACATCAATGGTAAATCCTATATAGTGCCGGCTCCACAGGAGTAAGGCAATGAGGAAATTTCAACAAGGACAATATACTCCTAGCAACCCCGATAAATACTTAGGTAAAAGAGTTCCAAAGTACAGAAGTGGATGGGAACTTGCAGTTATGAGAATGTGTGACAATCATCCGGCTATATTAGGTTGGGGGAGTGAGACACACAGAATTCCATATAAAAATCCACTCACTGGTAAACAGAGTACATATGTGCCAGATTTATTAATTGTCTACAAAGATAAAAATGGTTCAAACCATGCAGAGTTTGTAGAGATTAAACCAGCTAGTCAAACACTAGGTGAAGCAAGAACACAGGCACAAAAAGCGGCGGCAGTAGTTAATCATGCAAAGTGGCAGGCGGCTAATGCTTATACAAAATCTAAAGGTATGGGTTTCAGAGTATTAACTGAAAAACAAATCTTTAACAAACCGCAGAATTCTAAAAGGAAAAAGAAATGACAAAAAAATTAGAGGAAGAATTAAACTTACCAAATCTGGAAGAATTACTTCCTGAGGATGAACCCGAAAAAGCACCGACTGCAGAAGAAATCAAACAAGAAATTGCAAAATACAAAAGCGATCTTAGTATGGTCGAAAGAGCAGATGCGGCGTTACCAACAGTTGAAGGTTTAGAGCAACTAGATAGAGAAATGGACAACTATGCTGATAAAGCAATGGATACATTTGAAGATTTAGTTGATCTTGGTAAAAACGTAGAAGATAGACACGCGGCCCCTATATTTGATAGTGCAAGTAAAATGTTAACCGCGGCACTACAAGCTAAAGAAGCTAAAATGACTAAAAAGATGAAAATGATTGAATTACAGATGCGTCAGGCTAGACTTATCAAAGATAGTGAAAAAATAGACGCATATGTACAAGCTAGACGCAGAGAAGCAGGTTTAGATGAAGAAGAAATTGCAGAAGGTAGAATTATTGGTGATAGAACTGCGATGTTAGCAGAAATTATGAAAAATCTTCCAGAAAATGATAAATAGTATTATAGGAGAAATACGTAATGAAGACGTTTAAAGAATATTTAACAGAAGCTAGTAAATCATGGAAGTTTAAAATTAAAACTATCCACGAACTTACCGATGAACAATGCGACCGTATTGAGAAGCACCTAACAAAATATGACTCAAAAGGACTTGGTGCTGTGAAGAAAACAATTTTACAAAGTGCCCCACGTGACTTTCCAAACCATAAAGGATATGAAGTATTCTGTTACGAATTTGAAACTGATAGAATAGCAAGTGGTTGGAGAATACAAAATGATATTCGTAATATGTTAGGACTATCACACACAGGCTTTAAAGTAAAAGGTGAGCATGAACCAGATGAAGAAATTCCAGCAGGTAAGCAAGAAGAATACAAAGTTAAACTAGCAGATGAGAAATATTCAGACGCACCAAAAGTTGACCATAAAGATCACTATGGTGAAGATCATAAATCGAAATTTATTGATGAACTTTTGAAGTTACGTAAAAAAGACCAAAAGGAGAAGGGCAATGAGTGATTTAGATAGATTACTAAAACTGTCTGGACAACAAGCTCAGAGCCAGACTCAAGAAGTAACAGATAGAAAATTTAAAGAAGCAGTAGGCGAATTTGCAGAGCCAATTTATCAATTATGTGACGAAGTAGGATGTGATCCAGATCATCCGATATTTGCAGAACTAGTACGTTATATGAGTGGTGATCAGATTAAAGACTTTGTATCAGATTACAGACGTCATCACGATATGAATGATGTTAATGTAGTTGACGATGATGATCCAAGATATGCGGATGATGAAAATCTTCCAAAGGATGAATCAGTAGAACCAACAGAACCTTCAAAAGAAGAAGGTAACAAATTTTCAGGCGAATTAGCTAAAGCAAAAAAAGATGGCGATGATGAGTTTGAAGTAGATGGTGAAAAATACAAAGTTAAAAAAGAAGAATTCTCAAGTGAATTAGAAGAAAAAGCAAAGCCTGACTTTGCTGATATAGATGACGACGGCGATGAAAAAGAATCAATGAAAAAAGCGGCTAAAGATAAAGAAGCTAAAGAAGAGTCAGTAGAAGAAGGTAAACTTAATCCAGGACTTCAGGCTTATTTAGATAAGAAAAAAGGCAAAGAATCTGATGATAAAGAAGATGACAAAGAAGATAAAAAAGAATCAGTAGAAGAAAATGAAGATTGGGTTAAAGAAGCAAACAGAATTAAAGAACTAGCAGGAATTAAAACAATAAGTGATATTCCAACTGAAGAACTTCCAGTTGAAGAACTTCCAACTGAAGAAGCACCAGTAGAAGAAGCACCAATACAAGAAGAAGGTCCAAAAACTATGAAAGTTGACAAGTTAATTCCTTTAGCTATGGATAGTATCTGGGATAAAGAAGGCGAAAACCCAAAACAAGTTAAAGTAAATTCAATCAGTATTGATAATCCATATGAGCCAGGTGGATTCCTAGACGATGATGAAGATGACAGTTACAGACAAGTAAATGTAGAACATGATGGTCCTTGGACAATCTATACAGACTCAGGTTTTGAAAAAGCAATTTCACAAATGGTTGGATTTGAAGTAGACTTCACAGAACAAGGTATGCAAGAAGATGGTATGGCTAGTATGGAAGGTATGATGAATGACAATATTAAATCAGAAGCTTTCGCAAACTACAAGCCAAACAGATTTAAAGATATGCCAAAAGGCATGAACGAAGAAGACAAAGTAGAAAAAGAAGAAGAAACTATTGAAGAGGCTCCAACTATGGATACAACACAATTAATTACACTTCTTAAAAATGCAGGCTTAACAGAAGAACAAATCAAACAAAGAGTTGACGAATGGGCAAACACACCAGCAGTAGGTGCATCAGAAGAAGGCGAAACTAGCCACGGTGAACCATATGAGAACTTTGCACAATCAGTTAATTTAAGCCTAAAACGTTACTTAGATGCTGAAGACTTTAAAGTTCAAGGTTTAAAAGAACATAAAGTTGAAGATATCAAGGAAGCATACAAAAAATCTAAGAAAAAAGAAGATAAAGAAGATAAAAAAGACAAGAAATAAGATTTCCCCTCCCGAAAAATAACCGTGCGGTGTATTAACTGCACGGTTAATTCATATAAATACAATACAGGAGGATTAACGTGGCAGTAGACACAAAACTAACCAAAACCCCTTACAGAAAAGAAAAGTATACAGAAAAGCAACTTACTGAGTTAGCTAGATGTGCCAATGACCCAAAATATTTTATGAGGGAACATTGTTTCATACAACATCCTACAAAAGGTCGTTTAAAATTTGACTTATATGATTTTCAAGACGAACTAGTAGATATATATCACAACAACAGATATAGTATTAGTATGTTAGCTAGGCAAATGGGTAAGTCAACCTGTGCGGCAGGTTACTTGTTGTGGTATGCTATGTTTAATCCTGATCAAACGATTTTAGTAGCGGCACACAAGTATGCAGGTGCCAGTGAAATTATGCAACGTGTTAGATTCGCATACGAAACATTACCAGATTACATAAGAGCAGGTGTTACTTCTTACAACAAAGGAAGTTTAGAGTTTGATAATGGAAGTAGAATTATAGCACAATCAACAACAGAAAACACAGGTAGAGGT